AGCGATTCTTTTACGCTTTGCGTGAATGTTGGCATAAAGCCCTTTTTGTTTAGCCATTGTGTACCTTTCCACAGTCTTTACAGACGTTAATAGTTACTGGATTAGTTTCTATATTTGCACATTTACATCTTTTACCAAAAACTTTATCTACTAATTTAGTATATGCAGTTCTAATTATTTCTAATGGCCAACATAAAAAGTTTTTCATTATTATATTTTACCACCGTCTTTTTTAAAGCCCATTTTATTTCTAACTTTTTTAGGTAGTTTACCTAATGATTTTTTTTTATTCTTAGGTACTGCTTTTAAAGTTTTACCACCTGATTTATACATAGGTCTATCCATCATTCCGCCACCCATCATTTTTTTTCTCATTACTTTTTTCCTCCGTTTTGTTTAAATATTTGTGTTCCCTTTATACCATAAATACTTGCCACGACAAGGATCCATAAATTTGTAAACCATTTAGGAAGCTCTGAGAACATCTCAAAGAACAATTTTACCTTGTCCATAGCGGTTGGATCATCACTTACGACTGCCCAGGCCAAAATTGCTATAGGCAAACTTAGAATTATCAAAACTGCCTCGTCCTTCCAGTCTGACTGACGGGCTTCCAGTAGTTTTCCTTGGTAAGCTTCTTTTCCTTCGGCCATACGAGATGCGTGCATAAGCTGTGCATCTGACATAGCTATTTTCGTTCTTTGCTTGTTAGCATAAATTTTACTACCAGCAGAAACGGCTAATTTAATTGCCGATAACCACATGTTAATACCACTTAGCCTTAACAGGTTTTTTGTCAGCTCTCATTGCTTTAGTTCCTCTAACAGTCACAGTCTGTGTTTCAGTACCACTAGTCATTTCTATAGTTTTACCGCCTGTTGGATAACCATCAGCACCACAACCAAGTTCTTTTTCGATCTTGACATCGTCGTTCATGAAAGTTGATCCTCTTTGCCAATCTTTGCTCATAATTTTCTCCTTAATAATTTATTATACTTAATTTTTCTTAAAGTTTCTACCAAAATCGTTTCTTTTACTTTGATCTGCCATAGTTTGTTTGGCAATTGAAACTCCTGCACGCATTTCAGCTAATTCTTCGTTTTGTTCTAGCTTTTCATCATGTTGTTGGTCATTCATCATAGCTCTCATTGTATCTAAATCAAGTCTTTGTTCATTATTTGCTGTTCTGTCTTGATCTGCTCTAGCTTTTAAGTCTAATTCTCTTGATTTTAGCTTAAGTAATGGATCACCACCTACTTCACTACTAATTTTGTCTTCTTCTTTAGCATAATCCATAGTCATTTCTGCAATCAACACTGCTTTTCTAGCTTCCATCATAGAAGTTAGTTGTTTAACTCTTTGTTGCATCTGCATTGCTTGTGGATTTTGTTGCATCATCTGTTGTGCTTGTGGATTTTGCATCATTGGTGCCATTTGCTGTTGAATCATTTGCATTTCTTTTAATTCCTCAACATATTCTAATTGAATTTGTTCTTGTGCCATTAAACTAATGTGTTCTAGTATATTTTTTTGTAAGGCCATCATTGCCATTGGATTATTTTGTACCATAGAGATTGACATGAAACTTAAGTGGGCATCGATGTGTGCTTTGTGATCTTGACCCGGATAAGCTTGAAAAGGTTTACCACTAATTGATAAAATATGTTCTAAACTTGGATCCATAGGTTGTGGTGCAGAAGGAGGAGGTAAAATTGCATTAACATTTTTAACACCAATTGCATCATACATAGATCTGTAAGCTTGATACAAGTTATGAAGTTTAGGATTAGATTGCGCTAATTGTAGTTGTGTTTGCGCCATAGAAATTCTTTGAGTTTGAGAAAAAATATTAGGATCAGCAACCGGTAAGATATCTACCTTGTCATCAAAGTCTGCTACTTTAACATTTCTGCTCGCTCCTGGAACATCATAAGGATACTCTGGTGGAAGATAACTTTTAAATACATTTGCTAATAATCTAAATTCGTTTTTAAGTCCTACATATAATCTTTTATGAATAGCTGACATTACCCGCGATCCGCGCTCCAAAAGCGCTACTGTCGTACCGACGGCCGCGGCCTGGTTCATGTCGCCTACTTGTGAATCTGCGATGCTCGCGAATCTCTGTGCTCCTTGAACTACTACTCCCATTAAAGACAGTAAAGTTTGGTCTGGTCCTTTAAAAGGTAACTGCATAAACTGATCTTTAATATTTCCACCTGGAACGTCAACATCTCTAAATTCTCCAGGCTGTAAAGGTTGTGCATCATCTCTCATTCTAACCCCTCTAGTTTTAAAACCAGCAGGTAAGTTAGCTAAAGTTCCAGCATCTAATAATTGTCTTAATGCAACTGTTGCTGTACGTGACAAACCACCAATCATATGAATTAAACCTAAACCATAAAAACCTAAACCTGGTAAAAATTTAAAGTGTACAAAGTAATCTTTTTTCTTTTTTAAAGGATCTTGTTCACCGTAGTTTCTTCTAATAGATAAAACTTTAGAATTAGCTTCATCAATTGTTATTATATAAGGTAACTTAATTCCAGTGGGCTCACCATCTTCGGGATCAACATCTTCGTGTCCTTCCAAATCTACATCAACATGCATTTCTAAAATAGTGTACATCTCTTCAGTACCATTAGATTGAATGCCTTCTAATTCTAATTCTTTTTGTTTTAATTTATCTTCTTTTAACGGCGGTTCTCCCAAATCAATGTCTCTATAGAAACCATTGATTTGTTGTTTTCGTAAGTCGTTAGGTGACATACGAATAACATGGATTACAGCTTCCGCATCTTCTAATGAGGTAGCAGAGTACGGCACGACTAAATCTTCAGCCGGGATGAATTTACTTACGGCTCTACCTAAAAGATCATCGTAATAAACTTTTTTAAAAGTAGATCCTGATAGAGGTAAGTAAAATAACATTTGGTCAAACTCTGGTTCATACTCTTTCATTTGATCCATAATTTGATAGTTCATAAAATCTTTAACACGTTTAGATTGTTCTTCTTTAGCGACACTCGCATCGCCCATAATTTGAGTTCTAACCGGACCGTCGGCTGGTAATAATTCTTTGTAAGCTTGTGCTTGAAATTGTGTAACAGCTTCAGCCAATACAGGGTGAGTAACTGATGATGCTCCTCTGAAAGGTTCTGTTCTAGTTGTGTATTTAAATCCAAGTAAGTTTAAACCTTCTCTATAACTGTCAGCCCACTCTTGTCTTGACTCTTTGTAGTTAGTATATTTTTCCATTAAATCTGAAGCTAATGGATCTAAAATATTGTCTTCTAAATAATCTGCTAAATTTTCAAAATGATCCTCACCACCTTCTGGATTAACTTTTGAAGGGTCAAACTCTACAGTTGCTCCACCTTCTTCATCCATAGTAATTTCAGGTTCACTACCTTTTTGTCTTTCAAGAATCTTTTCTTGTTCTTCAACAATTACCTCTTCACCTGGAATTTCAATTTCTGTTTTTGTATTGGGTAAACTTTTATCTATTGTAGCCATAAGCTATTCTATACCTTCTCTGTTATTGTTTCAACACCTTCTTCAACAGAAGTACTATCAGGTGTTTTTTTAACTGTCAAACTGTCAATTACTTCATTAAGCATTTGAGGGTTTGATTTTTTAGGCTCATCTAAAGGCATAGGGTTTTCTTTGGCCCATTGTAATAATTCGGCTTGAGTAACTTTTTCATCATTTGCAGTATTTACAAATGCACCTAAAATTTCATTATATTTAATATCCATTATCTTTTTCTTTTAAACATTGAAGCGAGGTTAAATTTTATGTGTAACATTATTCTCCACCACCTGGATCAAATGGATCATTGTAAGAACCATCTGACTGTACACCTGATTCACCAGTAGCATAAGAACCACCTCTTCCACCAGTATCTTGTCGATATGCTCTTTCTATTCTTTGAAGATCTTGCATTCGTTGTTGTCGTTGGGTTTGATTTAGTTGAGCTTGAAAAGCTGATTCTTGTTGTTGTTTTGCTATTTTTTCTGCTTGTTCTTTATCTTTTTGTTGTCTATTTAAATTTTCAACTTCAGTTCTATCTTTGTAGGCTTGTACTTGTTTAGTATAAAAACCATTTATTCTTTTCATATTTGCTAACATATCAGGAGTTAAATTATTAATATCAAAGCCTTCTATTCTTGAACCAAAGAAATCTGTAAGCTCTCCTAATCTTTCATTCATTCTATCTGAATAATCTCTTGTAGTATTTCCTTTTAATCCTAGGAAGCCATCTTTTTTATTAAAAGTTGGTAAACCAAATTCATCTCTTGCACCTGTATTTCCAAAGCCTGCATTATCGACTGTGTATTTACCTTGTAAACTTTTATCACCACCACCCATACCACCTAACATATCTATTCCTGTTCCTAAAAAAGGAACTCCAGCAAAACCACCTATAACATTTCCAATCATTTGTCCTGCTTTACCTTTAACTCTTGCATCCGCATAATTAGAACTTCTACCAATAAATCTATTATAGTCATCATATGAGCTCATTAGTTCTTCTCTAGTTCTTCCTGCTGGATCATTACTTACCACTTGTGACATAAAACCTTGTTCAGCAGGTCCTGTAATATTTCCACCTGTAGTTGGTGAAGCAAATGATGAAAGTGATCTTGTTGGTAGAGAAGTAAATGAATCTATCAATCCTCTAATTCCTTCTCTTTTAGGTCCACTTGGTTGATCTGGAAAACTTACTCCAAACGCTGCGGGATTAATTTCTAATTTTTCTCCTGGTGCATAATTTTTTTTATTAAAACCATAATCTGTTTGATCTACTACTTGACCTGCATAAGGACGATCATTACCACCACCTTGATAACCTAATTGTTGAACTACTGGTGTATCGGGTGTTGAATCTGGTGGTGCAGCATTAGGATCATAGTAACCTAACATTGATAATTGTCCTTGAATAGTTGCATCATCATGTCCACCTCTTTTCATAGAGTTGTAAACACCCATACCTTGTGAATCTAAAGTATCCCACCAATTAGAACCTTGATTAAAACTTTTTCTTTGCATCATAGATCCAACTCCACCGCCGTTCGCGTATCCCATAGACTCTGAATCCATTGGCATAAATTGATCTCTGACTTGATGATAAGTTTTATCACTACCCATAATACCGCCGTCGGCTTTTTTAAAATATTTTTTATAATTAAATTTTTTTTTATTGGGATCATAATTATCTTTTAAATCTTTATCTGCAATTCCCATGTCTTCAACTTCTCTAATAACACTTCCTCTAATATCTACAGCAGGACCTTCTGCATCTGGACTTGAATAGTTTCCTCTTGCTGGAAGTCCTTTTTCCCCACGGGCTCTACGAATTGCTTCTTTAATTCTCATGCCTTTTTCTTTACCTGTTAGTTTAGGTTTTTCTATTTCCCCTAGTTCTTCTTCACTAATTTCTTCACCTTCATCTGATTTATTTTTAAGAATATTTGCAAGACCTTGTTCAGGCATAATCATTGCGAAAATTTTTTGAGCGTTTTCTGGATTGTCTTCTATGTACTCTTCAACTTTGTCTGAGAGTTTATCTATTCCAGCTGCAGTTGCTATTGCGCTAATAGTTATTCCAGCTGCTTCTGCAAATGAAACTAAAAGAGGTAGTGCTAATGCTGGTGCTGGCATGTTTATTCCTTAATAATAAGTTCTGTTATGTGGTATTGAGGGTTCATCTTGTTCATCTTCAGGGTGACCAATAAAACCACCTTGACGAAACCGCATTACCGCTTGTGTCATACTATCCACGAGGTCATCATGATCTCCATAAGGAAAGGACGCACATTCTTCAATTACTTCTTCTGCGAATTTTTCATCCGGCGCCCAAATTTGACCACTCTCAAACAGAGGAGCCACGGCGTTAACCCTAGCATGTTTATCGTTACCTTTGCTAGGAGTGTAGTTTATAACAGGAATCCCCATTTTTCGCAACTCATAAGTTAAAGGTAGTCCTGAAGCTTTAGCCTCAACTACTACAGACTCTGGTTTCCAGTAATCATACTGTTCTTTGGCTTTCTTCCTTAGTTCTGGAAATTCTAATCGTTCCTTGACTGCATCAAGCAATATTAAATTAGGTGCACTATCTATATTTTCATGGAATACACCCCAGGTAGTAATAGCAGAATAGTCAGCAGATTCCTTTTTAAGAAAGGCTGTATCATAAGATTGGATGACATGCTCTAGTTTTGGAATATAATCTCTATCCCAAACCCTCCACCATTCTCTTTTAATTAAAGATCCTTCTTCAGACGTTGGATTTTGCATCCACTGCGCGTTCCACTTACCAAGTGACAAGGATGCTTTAACTCCTTCTAATTCTTCTAGCTTCCAATACTCCGGCCACACAGGTTCGTTATTAGGTAAGATTGCAGGAAATTCTATAAGTTCCCAGTGATCAGATTTTAAAGTTTTTTGATTCTTAAGAAGCATCCCTGTTAGGTCTTTCATATTCCATCGTGTCATTACAACTACAATAGTTCCACCAGGCTGCAGACGTTGTCTTGGACCAGATGTATACCATTCATAAGCACGTTCCATCGAAGACATATTTAAAGCATCTTGCTCAGAGTGTGGGTCATCAATAATAAGTAAGTCCGCTCCACGGCCCGTGATTGCAGATCCAACACCCGCTGCATAATATTCACCTCCCTGTTGTGTTTCCCATTTGCCCGCGGCTTGACTATCTTCTCTTAGTCTTGTGTCGAACACTTG